GCGTTGCCAGCAACACCAGGGTACACGTAGAAGTTTCTTGGGTTTTGCTCTTCATACACGTAGTGCTTAACAATAGTAGTGTGCGCTGCATCACCTGAAACAGTAGGGTCGTGCCAGTCTGGGGTTTGTCCGTTAAGAACTTCTGCATCTACAAGCCGCACTGCGCGCTTACCTGTGCCATTAGAGGCAGCAGACATATTGCGTATTACCTTGAGTAAGCGGTTACCACCAGAAGGGATAGCCTGCTTCGTGCCGGTGGCTAGAGTAATAGTCTCGTTAGTCGCACTAGCGTCCGGCTTCAATAAAGCAATCTCACGCTGTGCGTCGTTAATCCACAAAACCAATTCACCAACAACTGGCCATCTAACGCCAGTAGTGTCTTGTAGTACTGTCTGTGCTCTATCAATGACGCTTTGAACTGTTACTGACATCGTGTTTACCTATGAGTTAAGTATGGATTCCCAAGCTGCTTCTCGGGCATCGGAATCAATTGTTTTACCCATGACTTTGTTTACTGCTGCAGCTTTAGGGTAGCCATCGGCTTTAAAATTCTTTGGGTCACCTTCATCCATCATTTTTTCAAGACAGGTAACTAGGTCTTCGTTGGGCTGCGCTGTCTCTATGACAACTTCTTCAAACTCAGCCACTTCTGCTTTATCTTCTTCGACATACTTGTCGTTGTATTCTCTTGCGCCCATCTGTATTGCTAACAGACCAACTTCGTCTGCAATCTCTCGCGGTACACCTGCTTCAAACAAGACAGCGGTGCCGCCCATCGTGGTCACTCGTAATGACTCGCTACTTATAATCTTCATGATTAATTCCTATATAAATAAAAAAGCCCCCTCAGAAGAGGGGGCGATAGTCTTACTGTGCAGTATCTAAGCAGATAACGCCGAAGTCCTGTACAGACCCTGCAATATCAGAGTTGTACTTAGGCTTGCGCATTCCGAAGATCTTACCGATCGAGATACCAGACTGGTTGCCGTAGTCGAAAGTATCTTCAACCATTTCAGGCAGACCGATGTCAGCCAGGGCTAGAGCCTGAGCACCACAGAACAGAGCACGTCCGCCAACTACGTTAGCTGCTGCGCCCCACTTGTAGCCAGCTGCGCCAGCGTTGCCAGAAGCACCAGTAGTAGCACCAGAAGTGTTAAACACATGGCGGAACTCGTGGATCATCACGCCATCAACCATCAGGCTAGAAGAACCAGCGAACAAGCTGTTAGAAGCTCCACGTACGCCAGCGTTACGAACGTTGGCAATGAAGTCTGCGTCAAGCTTGAGGTCAGCCATTTGCTGTGGAGTAACAAACATGTGGAAAGTTTCTTGGTTACCAGCACCACGAATACCACGAATGTATTGATCTTTAGCATAAGCCTTCAGATTTACAATGTGCTTGTACTTCAGAGTGTCACCAGCTACCAAAGCAGTAGTGTCACCAGCAACGATGTCGTCGCCATCTACACGACGATGTCTTGCAGCAGTAGGAGCAGATACGTCTGAAGCGAACTCAAGGTCAACAAGCTCTTGGCCGTTTACAGCGCCGCCAACTACAGTACGAAGACCGCCGTTGTTCTTGTGAGTATATGCAACACCTGACAGAGTCAAGAATGCCAACTGGTCACAACGGTCAGCGATTGCGTAAGCAAGTGCGTCGCGAGATTGCTCACGGAAGTTAACTACAGTCTTCTGGTCGGTCATACGGCCAGCGATGCGGTTAGCGAATCGTAGCTGATCTAGCTCGATGCTGATGTCAAACGCGCGGAGGGCTTCTTCATTACCTTCCAGAGTGTAGTCACCAGTAATACCGTCGCCAGTCATGTCAGCGAGCAAAGTGATGTTAGCTTTAGTGCCTTTTTGGTTCTTGGTCAACTCAGTTACGCGCTGAACCATAGCGTTAGAACCAGTACCAGCGAACTGGTTGATGAAAGATTGGTTACGTGCAACTTTCCAAAAGTCACGTGACCATGCTTGAAGTTGGTCGCCAGTAAGCGTACCGAAATTTGTTAAAGCCATGATGGGCTCCTAATTAAATGGGTTAAATAATTTATGTGGCACACGCCACTTACTCAGCCGACTTTAGGAGCGGCTAATCCGTATCTACGTATCGTGTAGCAACGGGTTAGCGCTTATTAACGAGGTGCGACCTCGGCAGGTTTTACGCCTTGTGCAGGCGGGATACGTTTTTTACGGCTACGGGCCGAACCCATATCGTAGGGATGGACGTATATCGAATAATAGTATAGCTATTATTACAATGCAACAACTATCTCATTCTGTACTTACACCTTTTTCTAGGGCAGCAAGCCTTAACTTGAGGTTATGTATGTCATCTAAGAGTTTTTCACTATTAGTTATTTGTTTATCAACAAGCCCCGCCGTGTATTCAATTAGCATATCTTGTCGTGCATCAGCAGGCAGCGCGCCTAATTCACCTCTGGGCCATTTAATCCGAAACTCTGAGTTGGACCGTATGTCCATCTGAGTTTTGTCTAAGGCATGCTCAAGGGTGTTTAACCGCTCTTGTACAGAGAAGTACGCCATTGTAGATACTGATGTAAACGCAATCATTGCAAGCAGATTCCTCAGCGGAATTGTTACCGCTGTGTCTTCTGATAATTCGGCCATTTAGGTCACCTATGACGTGCTGTTTTCTTCGCTATCTTTTTAGGTTGCGAGGAAAATTGTTTACCGGCCTTAGTATCTCGGCGCTTCTTTGCGCTGGTTTTTGCGTACTCTTTCTTGCTCAAAGACTCTCGAGCCTTCTTTGGTAAGTAACGCTCGCCTGTCGCTTTCTTACCTTGGGTACTATTCTTTCCAGATTTAGTACCCCATTCTTCTTTAGTCCACTTGGATAGAGACTTCTGGGCCTTAGTCTTGGGTCCAGAGTAACTGCCTCCAGACTTTTTGTAACGCTGCGTGGCTAGTTGTGCTTTGCGCGCGCTCCATTGCCCAGGCTTACCGCCTTTAGAGCCTGCTTTTACCGCTGCAACAATGCGTTTCCACTTGGGTTCGTCGCTTCTAGCCATCAGATCACCACTTGGCGCGATTTGCCCAATAGGCCGCGCTCATTTTACCTTTGGAAATGTTCTTTGCGTGCCGTGCTTTGAAGCTGGCACGCTTTTTCTTCATCTTGTCCGACTCCCCAGCCTTGGGTTTGCCAGCAGTTTTAGCCCCTTGCTCGCCAAAACGGATGGTTTTGATTTTGCCACCTTCTTTAGCTACAACAATGTGCGACTTCTTCGGGTGGCTAGGTGTCCTTATAGGCTTGTTAAAGCCCGACACTCCTGCTCGGGCTAATCGTGGGTCTTTTTTAACTGGCATAGTTACCTCGTTATAAAATATCGCCTCTTAGGCGTCTTAAAGTTGCTTCAGGGAGGGCGTCAAACTCTTCTTCAGTCATCGACGCAAGGTCTAACCCTTTCTCACCGTGGTTTGAGGAGCTCTCACCTGGAAGTTCGGGGGGTTGAGCTTCTGCAGCCTTCAACTTCTTGCTTACTTGGGCTCGTTTTTTGGCTAGTTCATCACTTTTTTGTGCTTTACCAGCCAAACTTGGCGCGCTTTCTTGCACTTGGTCTAAATCGTGGTCTTTTACGACGTACTTAACAGCTTTTGACAGCGCGTCTACAGCTTCGTAGCCCTTCATGATGAATGCATCACGCAGTTCAACGACTTCGTTAGTCATATCTTCACTAAAATCGTCCGAGTTACGGTCAAAGACGGGGTATGCATCTTCCATAGCATTAGCGGCCTGCTGTAGAGCAGTCATCTGGCGGTCTTGGTTCACCGTCTGAGACATTTCCTGCCTCATTTCGTACTCAAGTTGCTCGCGTTCGGCCTTTCGGATCTCTCTACGCAGCGAGACAGCTTTTTCTGTCTCACCATCCAGTACCATGTTTTGGTACTCAACTTCTTTTGCATCGAAATCGTAAGATTCGGGCGCTTCTTCTGCTTTTTCATTGGCTGCATTTATCTCATCTAGCTGTTTCTGTAGTGCTTTTTGTTTTGCAAGCACCTCATCTAGACGCGCTTTAGGAACCATTGGCTTCTTAGCAGGTTTTTCTTCGGCAACTGGCTCTTCTGGCAGCTCAGCAACTTCTTCTTCCTGCTCTTCTTCTGACTCTTCTTCTGACTCTTCTTCTGCGTCGTCCTGTTCAGTTCC